CACGCCGATCTTGCCCAACTCGGGGTAGCGCTTGGCGTCCAGCTTGAGCCAGTCCCAGACCAACGCCTTGAGGCGGTAGCTGTTGAGGGATTCATCGAGCACGTGGCGCAGGATGATCGTGTCGTGATACGGGCCCGGCGGGATCTCGCCGCCGTAGTACTTGGCGACGGTCTGCAGGTCGAACTTGACGTTGTGGCCGAGCTTGCCGAGCGGGCTGAACATCAGCGGCCGCAGGGCGTCCATCACCTCACGGGGGCTGAGGGTGCGCGGCGGCGGCCCGTAGACGGCGTCACGAGGCACCTCCACCTTGCGGAACGACGCCTTGCGCTGGCCGGGCGGGAGGTGGCGGGTGGTCGGGGTGTAGCTGCGCTCGTCCTCGGCGCCGTAGGCCTCGAAGGCGGCCACCTTCTCCTTGTAGGCCCGCTGCAGGGTCACGCCGTGGGTGATCTCGACCGGGATCGTCCACACCCGGCCGGCGTTGCCGATGCCGATCCACGACAGCCGGTTGGTACGGGGGTTGGGCGACTCGTTGGCCTGGGCCTCAGGCGTCTCGATCGTCTCGACGTCGAAGCAGAACATGTCGCCAGCGAGTAGCTTCTCGACGGCGGCGTGGACCTCCCGCAGGTCGGTCACGACGTGCGGAACCCGCAGGGGGGACCGCTGCGGTAGCGGTCCCCCCTGGCCTCCCCCGGCCTCGGACACGGCTAGGCGCCGTAGTCGGCCAGTTCCGTGGCGATCTCGCGCAGCTTCTTGGGCGGCTCGATCTGGACCACGCCAGGGGTGTACAACTCCAGCCGCTCGAACTCGGACTCGTCGGGCACCGGGACGTCGTAGTCCTCTTCCAGCGACGCCGCCCGCACCGGGCTCACGTTGTACTGGGTGCTCGTCTTCGAGCCGGTCTTGGAGACGAGGTAGAAGAGCTTCGTCAACGGGGCGATCTTCGGGTCGTTGCTGTAGCCCTTGAGGACGTTGAACAGCCGGACGCCGACGTCCCAGGAGCGGTGCAGCACCTGCCCATCGTCACCGATGAGGGCGATGTTGAAGCTGTTGACGGCCTGCGCCCGGTCGCCCACGTCGCACAGCGGGCAGGGCTCGGGCGGATCCAACGACGCCGGGCACGTGTAGGCCCGGGTCGTCTTCTGGCCCTGGTCGTTGACGCTGTCAACCCAGTGCCGGCGGTAGCTGACGTATGGGGCGGACTGCAGGAACTTGATGGCCTGCATCTTCTCTTCGGGACGGAAGGACTTGGCGAAGGAGGAGGTGGCTTCGTTCTGGCGCTGCCCCTCGGTCCAGCCTCCCCGGAGCCGGGACTCGGCGCTGCTCGATGACGACTTCATCGTCGGGCTGCGTCGGGACTCCTCGTCAACGGCCTCGTCTTCCTCTTCGTCGCGGTGACCGTTGCTGGCGGTGTTGGCGACTCGCTTGGACGGGGTCGTCGGGGCGGCCGGCCGCGTGCGGGCTAGCTTCTTCGTGGGTGGCATGTAGGTGTGTGGCTTTCTGCGTGTAGGTGTGATCACCCGACCTGTTCGTTGAACAGGCGAGCTACGTCTCTCGCGAAGGCGGGGGTCGGAGGGTTCCTCACCCCTGAGCGGTCCGGGAGGATCACCCGGTGCTTCTTCGCAAGCCGCAGAATACCCTCGATCTGGTCACGGGTCCAGAGACGCTTGCCCTTGTTGCTGCGCCCGCCGGCCGTCGGCTTGGCCGTGCGCGGCGAGCGGTAGCCGGAGTTCGGCAGCAGGCCCTGGCTCTCCCACAGGCGCACAGCCTGGACCGAGTAGCCGAGCGCCTTGGCGAGCGCCCCGATGTAGAAGAACTCCCGCTTCTCGCCGGCCACGACGTACGTCGTCGGGTGGGCGTCCCATAGCTCGGTATCGTCCGACGGTGGCGGCTTGGGGTCCCGGTTCACTGGCTTGCGCCGGCCCGGGTAGGGCTGTTCGAGATCTTCGAAGCCCTGGAGGGCCGGGTCAGTACTCATCGACGTCCTCGCTTGGCCGGGCGTGCAGAGCGCTGCTCGATGACGCGCTGCTCCAGGAGCATGCGCCGGAACTCAGCGCGGGTGGGGCGGGTCCCCTTAGCGTACTTGTAACCCTCCGGGTGGAAGTACTGGCGCTGCAGCAACTGCCCGGACGCGCCGATGGACTCCCGCCGCTCGGAGCCGCACCGCTCGCACCGCAGCACGAGGGGGTCACCGAACGTGGGATTCCAATCGGAGTTGTCGTAGTCGAACCAGGAGTGCCCGAGCGTGTTGCAGCGGATGAACTGGGTCTTCTCGTACTGGGATGTGGTCAGGTCGGACACAGCACCACAGTACCTACTAGGAACTGCAGCGCCGAATCAGATCGTGGCGAGATCCTGCTCTTCCCAGCGGGGGAGAGCGTTGAGGATCATCTGCTCGACCAGGAAGGTCTTGCTGACGCGACGGCGGTCGGCCTCCTCTTCGAGGCGCTGGATCAGGGCCGACGGCAGTCGGACCTGGATCTGACCTCGGGTGTCGCCCGAGCGGGTGATGGCTGGGGCGATCTTTCGGGGGGCTCGGGCCGGAGCGGCCTTGGCGGGCTTCTTCGTTGCGGTGGGCATGGTGGTTACTCCTCGATGAGGTAGAAGGCGTACGTCGGATCGCTCTCGTCGTACAGGGCTTTGAGGTCGTCGTCGGAGATGATGCCTTCGAAGTTCGCCGCCAGGATGGCGTCCTCGTTGATCACCGTGACGGTGGTCGTGCAGGTGGCGAGCAGCTTGCGCTTGGCGAGGAAGGCGAGTGTGCGCTCCTCGTTCATGTGCATCTGCCCCTTGCGCTCCTGACGCTGGATGCCGGTGACGGTCGTGACCTTGGCCTTGCCGGCCTTGTAGGTCGTGAACTCCAGCGGCGTCTCCAACGGCAGCTTGCGGTGCTGGCCCTCGTCGCCGTCGACCTGGCCGACGGTGGCGAGGATCTCCATGAGGACCCTCTTCATCTGGTCCTCGTGGTAGGCCGAGCGCTCCCGCATCGAGCGGTTGGTCAGGTACTCCTGGACGGACGGAGCGATGTCGGGCGCAGGCGTGCGCTTGCGACGCCGGACCGTCCGTGCAGGTGTATCAGCCATGGGTTGGAGTGTACAGGTTGGGGGGTTGTGGGGCAACCTACTGGGCCCGGCTGACGCCGGCCCGCTTCAGCACCGCCGCCGGCACGCCCTCGGCACGCCAGTCGACGTAGGTCAGACCCTGGCGCTGGGAGTAGGAGCCGGCGACCTTGACGAACGCGTCCTCCATGGCCTCGAAGTCCTGGTCCGAGCCGGCGCTCTCGCGCTCCAGGGCCGCCCGCAGCAGGGGGCGCAGCTTCAAGCGCTCGACGGGGTCGGTGCTGGCAGCGATGTCGGCCTGGATGTCAGCAGCGCTCCGGGGAGCACGGCCTCTGGCCTTCTTGCCCTGGGTTGCAAGGGCGTTCAGGTACTCGCGTACAGCCCTCCCCTCGGTGCGTCCAAGTGCCAACGCAGCGAGGTGTTCGGGGGTGGGTTGGGTCTTTGCCCGCTTCTTGTCAGTCATGTGTGCAGATTACCCCACCAGTGGGCATTTGCCACTAAGCAGCATCAAGGAACTCGCGCAATGACTCCAGGTCCAGCCGGATGCCGCCGGACTTGGCGTCGAACTCTCCGTCCAGGAAAGCCTTGGCGACCTTGATCTTCTGCTGCAGCATGCGGTACATGCGCTCCTCGATCGGCCCCTGGCCGTAGAGGTAGACGATCTGGATCTGGGCGAAGGCGCTGTTGGTGCGGTCGATGCGGGCGATGCGCTGGGCCAGGGCTCCGCCGGACCACGGCAGGTCGTAGTTGATGATGTGGCTGCCCTGGTTGAGGTCCACGCCGTAGGCGCCGGCATCAGAGGAGAGGAAGATGCGGACGTCAGCGTCGGTGTTGAAGGCCTGGATGGCGCGGTCCCGCTGCAGCCCCGTGACGTCACCCGTGAGCAGGACGGAGCGGTAGCTGTGGGCCTTCCACAGCGCCGACTTGATGATCGCCAGCATCGGCTTGAAGTAGGAGAACACCACCACCTTGTGCCGGGGATCCTCGGACAGGATCTCCCCGACCATCTCGACCAGGGCGTTGAGCTTGTCGGTGCCGAAGGGGAGGTTGTCGAGAAGGCCGGTCGACTGCAGCGCTGACGCGTACTCCGAACCCCGCCGGGATAGCGGACTATCGAACTCATCAGCCGAGAGCCGCAGCAGGTGGGGGTGGGCGCTGAGCATCCGCATCGCCAGCAACCGGCTCATGACCTGGCCCATCATCCCCATGCGCTCGTCATCGGGCGTGGCGCCGTAGTGGTTCATCACGTCGAACGTGCTGCCCCCGATGCCCATGCCGATGGCGGCGTTGATGGCGTCGGAGAGGTCGGCGCGCACGTGGTCGTGCAGCTTCATCACCGCCGGCTCCAGCACGATGGGCACCTCGATCTCGATGCGCTCGGGCAGCCACTCCTTGATGTCCTCCCGGCTGCGCCGGAACATCGCGTCATCCATGCGCCGGTTGAGCACGTCGAGGTTCTTGTAGCGAACAGGCCGGCCCCAATGATCCCTGGTGATGAACGCACGATCGAACTTCGGGAACGGCCCGAGCACGTCGGCGTCCACGAACTGCATGATCGAGTGGAGTTCTTCGGGACGGTTCTCCACCGGCTGCCCGGACAGGGCCAGACGCACGTCGGTGTGCTTGCCGAGCACCTTGGCCCGCTTCGACGTCTTGGCCCGGTGCGACTTGATGGCGGTGGCCTCGTCGAGGATCACGAAGTCGATCGGCAGGTGCTCCTTGATCAGGTCCCAGTCGTGGATCAGACACGCATAGTGGAGGATCGTGTAGTGGAACTGGTCGGCGTGCCGGATGGCGTAGCTACGTTGCGGCTTGCTTCCGTCGACCACCTGCACGCTTGCCCGAGGGTCCCACTTGCTGATCTCCCTCGCCCACTGCCACTTGATGCTCTTGAGGCAGAACACGGCGCCGCGGTCGACCTCGCGAAGACGACGGAGGGAGCGCACTCCCCGCACCGCCGTCGCCGTCTTGCCCGAGCCCATCGTCATCGCCAGCAGCAGGTTCCCTCGCTCCACGATCCGCGTGATCGCTTCGACCTGATAGGGCCGTAGTTCCATCGAGGTGAACAGTAGCGACGCCCGCAATCTGCTCCGCCTTGGCAACGTTCAGGACGATGCCGCGGAGATCACTGTCGTCACGGATGGCCCGGACGTCCATCGTGCGGCCGTCGGTGAACATGAAGCGGTACGTCTTCCACGTGTAGCTGGCGACGAACAGGCCCGTGCCGTCGTCCTCCAGCACCACGCGTCGGTCGGGTGGGATCTGGTCCTTGGCAACCATCACCTCAGGTTGGCAGGTTGCCCACCCGGCTTGCGAGCGCCAGACCCACCGAACTTGACCTGCGCTGCCTGACGGGAGATGCCAAGCACTCCACCGATCTGAGCCCACGAGTGCGAGCCGCCCTCCTCAGAGCGGAGGTACGTCACCATCTCGTAAGTCGTCTCGTCGAGCAGCTTCTGCACCGTCACCAACGAACGCAGCGTGT